CTCTACGTGGACAGCCTGCTGGCTGCCTACGACATGGCCGTGGTGAAGGACTCCAAGCGCCTGCGCCACTACGTCACCAACAAGCTCATCCTTGAGGCTGAGAACCCCGACCCGCGCATCAGGATGCAAGCGCTCGCCCTGCTTGGGAAGATCAGCGATGTGGGCCTGTTCACCGAACGCACCGAGATCACCGTCAACAATCGGTCCACCGTCGAGCTTGAGAACTCCCTGCGAGACAAGCTGCGCCGCCTGATGAACCCGGGCGACGTTGAAGATGCCCGCGTAGTCTCCCCGCCGCTCGACACGCCCGTCTTGGTACCCCCTAGCATCGCGCTGGCGGACCTGTAACGTGGTAATGCTCACCGAGACCGAGATCGAGGCTCTGGCTGCCAACATCGGCCAGTTCTCCCCCGAGGAGCAGACTCAGATTGCGGTCATCATCGATGAGCTTGAGCGTCGGAAACAGGCCAAACTCTGCCAAGACAGCCTGATTGAGTTCTGCAAGTATATGGACCCGACATATGTCGTGGCTCCTCACCACAAAAGACTCGCAGAACTGCTCACTCAGATTGCCTACGGTCACAAAGACCGCATCGCAGTATCAATTCCGCCCCGCCACGGTAAGTCCCACCTCGTCAGTACGCTGTTTCCAGCATGGTTTTTGGGTAAATTCCCCGGCAAAAAGGTGCTGATGGTGTCCCATACGGGGGATTTGGCGGTCGATTTTGGTCGAAAAGTGCGAAATATCATCGCAGACCCCCGATATACGTCCATTTTCCCTGGAATTACCCTCGCTGCCGACTCAAAAAGTGCTGGTAGATGGTCCACGAACCACGGCGGGGAGTATTTTGCCACCGGTGTGGGTGCCGCACTGGCTGGACGGGGTGCCGACTTACTCTTGGTTGACGATCCGCACTCGGAACAAGACCTTTTGGCGGGTAATTTCGAGGAATTGGAGAAAACCTACCAGTGGTTTGCCTTCGGTGCGCGTACTCGCCTGATGTCAGGGGGCCGAATCGCAGTAATTCATACCCGGTGGCACCAAGATGACCTCATTGGGCACCTCGTCAAGGACGGTGCCAATAACCCCAAGGCGGACCAGTACGAGGTTTTCGAGTTCCCCGCCGTCATGACCACCACCGTCAACACCGACGAGGGCGAGAAGGTCGTAGAGAAGGCTCTGTGGCCCGAGAAGTTCGATCTGGAGGCGCTGGAGCGCACCAAGGCGTCGATGCCTGCGTTCCAGTGGAACGCCCAGTACATGCAGAACCCCACCGGGGAGAAGGGCGCGATCATTCAGCGCGACTGGTGGATGCCGTGGACGAAGGACGACCCACCCACCTGCGAGTACATCATCATGGCCCTGGACGCCGCTGCGGAGAAGAACAACCGGGCGGACTTCACGGCACTGCTGACCTTCGGCGTGTTCAGCGACGACAACCTGACGGACGGGGCGCAGCACATCATCCTGCTCAACGCGATCAACATCCGGGTTGAGTTTCCCGAGTTGAAAGACCTCGCCATCCGAGAGTGGAAAGAGTGGAACCCCGACTCGTTCATCGTTGAAAAGAAGTCCAGCGGCACGCCGCTGTACCAAGAACTGCGTCGGATGGGTATCCCGGTGCAGGAGTTCACGCCGAACCGTGGCACAGGCGATAAGATCGCCCGACTGAACGCCGTTGCGGATATCATCCGCTCGGGTATGGTCTGGTACCCGGAGGGACGCAGGTGGGCCGAGGAGGTTATCGAGCAGTCGGTGGCGTTTCCTTACGGGTCGCATGACGACCTCGTGGACTGCCTATCCATGTGCCTCACCAGATACCGTCAGGGCGGGTTTATTACTCTGCCGTCTGATTATCGAGACCCAGAATACCTGAACCGCCCGCGACGGGCGGCGTATTATTAACCGGACACTATCATGGCGATTTCCCCTGCGCTCACTCCCCTGGACCCTGCCCTCATGGATGGGCCCGCCATTGAGATCGAGATTGAAGATCCGGAGGACGTAACCCTCCGTGCCGGAGGCGTTGAGATCGACCTCATGCCCGACGAGGGCGCGCTCTCCGATGAATTCAGTGCCAACCTCGCAGAAACCCTCGACTCGGATGTGCTGGAGACGCTGGGCTCTGAACTCATGGAGCTGATCGGGGCAGACATCAACTCCCGCAAGGATTGGGTGGAGATGTACGTCAAGGGCCTGGAAGTCCTGGGGATGAAGTACGAGGAGCGCACCGAGCCCTGGAACGGTGCCTGCGGGGTCTTTTCGCCCCTCCTCACTGAGGCGGCGGTGCGGTTCCAGTCAGAGATGATCACGGAGACCTTCCCCGCTCAAGGCCCGGTCAAGACGCAGATCATGGGCGCGATTGACCGCATGAAGGAGGAAGCCGCCGACCGCGTCCGCGAGGACATGAACCTGTGGCTGACCGAGAAGATGATCGACTACCGCTCAGAGCACGAGCGTCTGTTGTTCTCCCTTGGGCTCATCGGCGCGGCGTTCAAGAAGCTATATCCGGACCCCAACACGGATATGCCTGCGGCCCCGTTCATCCCGGCAGAAGACCTGATCATTCCCTACGGCGCGTCAAACGTTTACACAGCCGAGCGCGTGACGCACGTAATGAGGAAAACCAAGAACGAGATCAAGAAGCTTCAGGTGTCGGGCTTTTATCTCGACGCAGAGCTTGGTGAACCGACGCAGTTCTTCTCTGACATTGAGAAGAAGAAGGCAGAAGACCAAGGGTATTCCCTGACGGACGACGACCGCTACCACTTGTACGAGGTTCACGCTGATTGGGACTTGGGCGAAGACGAAGATGAAGTGGCGCTGCCATACGTCATCACGATTGACCGGGGGACTCAGAAAGTCCTTGCCATCCGGCGCAACTGGAACGAAGACGATGAAAAGCGCCTCAAGCGCCAGCACTTCGTCCAGTACACGTACATCCCCGGCTTCGGAGCTTACGGTCTTGGGTACATCCACCTGATCGGCGGCTACGCCCGTGCAGGCACCTCGATCATTCGTCAACTCGTTGACGCGGGCACGCTGAGCAACCTCCCGGGCGGTCTGAAGTCCCGAGGGCTTCGCATCAAGGGCGACGACACGCCCATCGCTCCGGGCGAGTTCCGGGATGTGGACATCCCCAGCGGCTCGGTGCGAGACAACATCCTGCCCCTGCCGTACAAGGAGCCGAGCCAAGTCCTTGCGGCGCTTCTGGAGCGCATCACGGAGGAGGGGCGCAGGCTTGCTGCCATCGCAGACCTGAAGGTCTCGGATATGTCGGCCCAGGCCCCGGTGGGAACCACGCTGGCAATTCTGGAGCGGCAGCTTAAAACGATGTCCGCCGTCCAGGCCCGGGTCCACGCCAGCCTGCGGATGGAGTTCAAGCTCCTGAAGGCCATCATCCGCGACTTCACCCCCTCGGAGTACTCGTACACGCCAGAGGGTGGGAACCCCGGTGTAAAGCAAAGCGACTACGACATGGTGGAGGTCATCCCCGTGTCCGATCCGAACGCGGCCACGATGGCGCAGCGGATCATGCAGTACCAAGCCGCGCTTCAGTTGGCCCAAGGCGCTCCGCAGATCTACAACCTCCCCCAGCTTCATCGCCAGATGCTGGAGGTGCTGGGGATCAAGAACGCAGACAAGCTGGTGCCCATTGACGACGATCAGAAGCCACGCGATCCGGTGACGGAGAACATGGCGATCATGCGGATGGAGCCGATCAAGGCGTTTGCTTATCAAGACCATCAGGCGCACATGATGACGCACCAAGCGTTCATGCAAGACCCCAACATCGCGGCGGTCCTGGGGCAAAACCCGATGGCCCAGCAGATGATGGCAGCACTCATGGCGCACATTGCCGAGCACGCTGCGTTTGCGTACCGCGCTCAGGTCGAGATGCAGCTTGGCGTTCCTCTTCCCGCTTTGGACGAGGAGAACAACGCCCCCATCGCGCCGGAAGACGAGAAGGCCCTGGCTCCGCTGATCGCAGCGGCGGCTCAGAGGACGATGGTGCAGAACCAAGCCATGTTTGCACAGCAGCAGGCTCAACAACAGGCGCAGAACCCTGAGCTTCAGATGGCCCAGATGGAGCTTCAGCTAAAGGCTCAAGAGCTTCAGCGCAAGGAAGCCGACAGCATGAGGGACTTCCAGATCGCGCAGGGCAAGTTGCAGATCGAGCAGGCTCGACTTCAGTTGGAAGCGCAGCGCAAGCAGGGGGAAAACCCCCAGCTTAAGGCCATGATGTCGCAACAGGAACTCGCAGCCAAGGCCGCGAAGTCCAACCAAGAGCTTCGTCAAAAAGAGCAGGCGCATCAATTGAAGATGCGCCAACAAGCACAGCAGGCGATCATGAAGGCGCAGAAGCCCGCCAAACCCAAGGAGTAATAGGTGTCCACAGTATTTGACCGCGTTCTGAAAGAAATCGAAGAGCGCCGCGATGTTCTTGCGCAGACAGTTGTGTCAGGTGCGGCAAAGGACTTTGACGAGTACCGAAACCTGTGCGGAGAGATTCGGGGATTGTCTTTTGCCTTCAACCACATCATCGACCTGCAAAAGAAACTCCAAGAGGAAGATTGAAGACGGGGTTTCGGGGGTGCCCCATTTCACCCCCTGCGAAGGAAAACTGATGAGTGAACTACTCCTAAGCGATGGGGAAAGCGTTTCCACGCTCCCAGCAACGGAGGCCGAAAAGGCCAGACAGGTGCCCGATCCTGTGACGTACCATCTCCTGTGCGCCGTGCCGCGTGCGGAAGAGGAATACGAAAGCGGGATAGTCAAGGCGGGGCAGACGGTGCAATACGAGGAAGTGCTATCGCCCGTGCTGTTCGTGATGAAGATGGGCCCTGATGCCTACCGAGACCCCCTGCGCTTCCCCTCCGGCCCCTCCTGCAAGGTTGGAGACTTCGTTCTGGTTCGGCCCAACACGGGCACCCGGATGAAGATTCACGGGCAGGAATTCCGGATCATCAACGACGATTCGGTCGAGGCGGTGGTTCAAGACCCCCGTGGAATCAAGCGTGTTTAAGGAGTAACAATGTCTGAATTCAAGTTCCCGGACGAGCAGGCAAAGCCCGCCGAAGAGAAGGTGGAGTACGAAATCGAGGCCGGTGAAGGCGCAGAAATCGAGGTCGTAGACGACACGCCCGAGCAGGACCGTGGGCGTGCGCCCATGAAAGATGCTCCGGCTGATGTGACCGACGAGGAGTTGGCGCAATACTCCGAGGGCGTCAAGAAGCGCATCCAGCACTTCTCCAAGGGATACCACGAGGAGCGCCGCGCCAAGGAAGCTGCCCAGCGCGAGAAGGAAGAAGCCCTACGCCTTGCTCAGGCTTTGGTCGAGGAGAACAAGAAACTCCAGGGCAGTTTGGGCAAGGGTCAGGAAGCCCTTCTGGAGCAGGCCAAAAAGGTGGTTGCCACCGAGGTAGACGAGGCCAAGAGGAAACTCAAGGAAGCGCATGAGGCTGGAGATACTGAGGCTTTCATTGCTGCGCAGGAAGAACTGACCGCAGCGAAGATCAAAGCCGAGCGGGTAAATAACTTCAGGCCCCCTGTTGCAAAACCCGCAGAGCCTGTGGTACAAACCGCTCCAGCGGCACCGCAGCCCGACCCCAAGGCACTTGCGTGGCAGGAAGCCAATTCGTGGTTTGGGTCAAACCGTCGAATGACTGCGATGGCGCTTGAGGTACACAACGAGCTTGTCGAGAAAGGCGTAAACCCTTCAAGCGAGGACTACTACAAGCAGATTGACGCAGAAATGCGTAAGACTTTCCCGGATGCGTTCCACTCTGAGAAAGTTACCAAGAAAGCTCCGGTAGTGGCCCCCGCAACCCGCAGCACCGCGCCCAAGAAAATCGTGCTGACGCAATCTCAAGTGAACCTTGCCAAGCGGCTTGGAGTTCCCCTGGAAGTCTACGCTCGCTCCGTGGCAGAACAAATGAGGAAAGAAAATGGCTGAGAATACCCGTGTCCCCCGCGAGTTTGACTCTCGTGCGAAGTCCGAAAGGGCGAAAAAATGGGCCCCGCCGTCGCTGCTTCCCGATCCGAATCCGGAGCCGGGTTACGTGTATCGGTGGATTCGTATCAGCACCCTCGGCACCGACGACCCCAGCAATATCTCTTCCAAACTGCGCGAAGGGTACGAGCCCGTCAAGGCTTCGGACCACCCGGAAGTGCAGGTGTTTGGTTCTGAGATCAAGGGGCGGTTCGCAGACACCATTCAGGTCGGCGGACTGATGCTGTGCAAAATCCCTGCGGAGTTCGCTGAACAACGCAATGAGTTCTATCGCCGTCAGGCGGAGGGCCAGATGGATTCAGTGGACAACGCGTTCATGCGCGAGAACAACCCTCGTATGCCGCTCTTCAGCGAGCGCCAGAGCAAGGTGAAGTTCGGACGCGGTTCCCAACTTTCGGAGTAACAAATGGCATACCCCAGCGTTGACCGTCCCTACGGTCTTCAGCCGGTCAATCTGATCGGCGGGCAGGTGTTTGCGGGCTCCACCCGCTCTCTGCCCATCCAGTACGCCTTCGCCACGGATCTCTTCTACGGAGATTTCGTGGTGCTGTCGCGTGGTTTCATCACTCGCGCTTCGGTCTCGACCGGCACGGGTGCAAACCAAATCACTGGAATTTTCCTCGGCTGCTCGTTCACCGACCCGGTGACCAAGCAAAAGCGCTTCTCGCAATACTGGCCCGCCTCGACGCTGGCCGGTGACGCGGTGGCTATCGTGTGTGACGATCCGGATACGGTCTTCAAGGCCGTGGTCTGCTCGTCTGGCACGACGGTCGCCTCGGGCGCGCTGGCGATGGTTGGCACCAACCTGAGCATGGTCAACAACACCGGCTCCACCGCCACGGGCAACTCGGCTAACGCCGTGCTGGCCCCCACGGCTACCCCGGTGTCCACGATCCTGCCGGTGCGCTGCGTGGGCGTGGTGGACGACACTGCGTTCTCGGTCTCGGCCTCGGGCTCCTCGTCTGGCACCGCCATCACCCTCACGGGTACGGGCCTGCCTGCGGCGATTCCGGTGGGCACCAGCGTGGCGTACATCGCCCCGAATGGTCAACTCATCGAGACCTCGTCCTTCGTGGCAAGTGCGGCCTTGGCTGGCGCAACCTCGGTGACGCTCAACGCGGCCATCGCAGTTCCTGGCGGCGTGACCGCAATCCCGGCAGCTTCGACCATCGTTTTCACGCAGTACCCCGAGGTGCTGGTGAAGGTCAACCTGCTGATCCACGGCTACTACAGCAGCACGACTGCCTAAAGGAGCACTCAAATGGCAATTTCTCGTGCCCAACTACTCAAGGAACTGCTCCCCGGCCTGAACGCGCTGTTCGGCATGGAGTACAAGCGCTACGGCGAAGAGCACAAGGAGATCTACGAAACGGAGACCTCCGAGCGCTCGTTTGAAGAGGAGACCAAGCTCTCCGGCTTCAGCGCTGCACCGGTCAAGAACGAAGGTTCGGCCATTCGCTACGACAACGCCCAGGAAGCCTGGACGGCGCGGTACAACCACGAGACCGTCGCTATGGGTTTCGCCATCACCGAAGAGGCGGTGGAAGACAACCTGTACGACAGTCTCTCGGCGCGCTACACCAAGGCCCTCGCCCGGGCTATGGCGTACACGAAGCAGGTGAAGGCTGCGGCCATCCTGAACAACGGGTTCTCCGGTGCCGTCACGTACGGCGACGGCAAGAGCCTGTTTGCGACGGATCACCCGCTCGTGAACGGCGGCACCAACAGCAACCGCCCGACCACTGGCGCTGACCTGAACGAGACTTCCCTGGAAGCCGCCGTCATTCAGATCGCCGCGTGGACGGACGAGCGTGGTCTGCTGATCGCAGCCAAGCCCCGCAAGCTGATCGTTCCGCCGAGCCTGATGTTCGTCGCCACCCGCCTGCTGGAGACCTCTCTGCGCGTCGGGACCACGGACAACGACATCAACGCGCTGAAGAGCAACGGCTCGATCCCGGAAGGGTACGCCGTGAACCACTTCCTGACCGACACGAACGCATGGTTCCTCAAGACCGACGTTCCCAACGGTCTGAAGCACTTCGTGCGCGTGGCGATGTCTACGTCGATGGACGGCGATTTCGACACCGGCAATAGCCGGTACAAGGCGCGAGAGCGCTACAGCTTTGGAGTCTCTGATCCTTTGGGAGCCTTTGGAAGCCCTGGCGCCTGACGCAAAAACGTCAGTAAAATCAAGCACTTACGCTTGCAAAGGGCCCTCCGGGGCCCTTTTTCTTTGCCCGCTGTTGACAACGCCATACACGGCGTGTAGATTACGGTCTTGGCCTTGTAACGGAGCTAGCCATGACCCAAGTCATCTATAAGATCATCAACCTAGTGAACGATAAGTTCTATGTCGGAAGTACAAGCAACCAAAGAGAGCGGTTTAGAACGCATCGAAATAAACTAAGGCGCGGAGTTCATCACTGCCTGCATTTGCAAGCCGCGTGGAACAAGTACGGCGAAGAAAAGTTTGCGTTTAAAGTAGTTGCGCAGATCCCAGACGAAGAGTCTTTGCAGGAGGCCGAAGATTTGTGGCTTGTGCAGCATGTTGGCAAACCTTATTGCTACAACGCGGGGCTGAGGTCGGGTGCGCCCATGCGTGGTATCCAAAAAGAAAGGCATCCAAACTTTGGTAGGCCCGTATCAGAAGAACAAAAGCAACAGATTTCCCAGACGCTCAAAGATTTTTACGCCGAGGACTACTTTAACCATCCCCGCGTAGGCAAACAGCACACAGAAGAAACCAAGGCTAAGATCAGCGCCAGCAAAAAGGCCAACCCTGTTGCGTACTGGGAGGGCAAGGAGCGCAGCCAAGAAACCAGACAAAAGATCGGGGACGCTCAAAGAGGTAAACCCAAAGGCCCAGGGCGCAAGGTATCGGAAGAAGGCCGCGCCAAGATCCAAGCCGCTGCCGCCGCAGGGCATTACGGGCATTGGGCAGGCCGCGCCCACACCGAAGAGTCCAAGGAGAAGATGCGCCGTCCGGTCTACGCCATCTTGCCTGACGGGTCGCGCCAAGACTTCCCAGGGACTGCCCTTGCCGGTGAAACGCTTGGCGTGCCGTATCAGATGCTTGTCCGGACCATGAAGGCTCAGAAGCCGATTACCAAGGGTAAGCTGGCCGGATGGCTGTTCTGCTACGCAGACGCGCCTGTAGAGCCCCCTACGCCCGTTGAGATTCCGGAAGAGTTCAAACACCTGCCCCGCACGCGGCAGGGAGCCAAGGACAAGGGCGAGAAGCACTACTTCACCGGAGAGCCCTGCAAGCATGGGCATATCGCCCCGCGCTTGACAAAAGGCGCGTGTACCGCTTGTCGCAAAGCAGGGCTTGCGTAAACGGCGATACTGTGATACAAAACCCCTATTCCGAGATTCAACCCCAGCCCGCCGACTGACTCGGCAGACCTTCCTCAAGGACGACGGGCGCAGACTGAGGAAATATCATGGGCTTCGCCTCTCATCTCGGCCCCTGGCTGCTTGGCACGGTCAAGAACACGACCGGCACCACGGCGGGCACGATTCGCAACATGGGGGCCACGGTGGTCTCCCAATCCGCCAACGTGGTGTTTGGCACCCTGACGGGCACGGCGTTCGTCCTGCCTGCGGGCGCGCAGGTGACTTCGGTCGCGGTGGTGACCACGGCGGTCTTCAGCGCGGCAACGACCTGCAAGCTGAGCATCGGTGGTGTGGACTTCACGACCAACGGCACCGTGACCAACGTGGGTGGTGTGGCACTGACGGCCAACGCGACGACCCCCGGCGGCTGGCTCAACGTCGGCGCTGCGGATGCCATCGTGACCTACACGCTGGCAGGCGCGGGCCTGACCACGGGCGCTGCAACGATCATCATCAGTTACGTGGTGCGCGGAGATGACGGCGCTGCAAATCCGGCCAGCGCCTAATCGTTGACTCTTAAAAGGAGGCCACGATGGGTGGTTTTGCTCCGTTGACGGACAGTAGCACTGGGCGTGCGTCTCTGTGGAAAGCCGTAGATGGCCGCGCCTGTGTAGATACTGCAAACATCACGAACAAGATTCGTGAGGCGTTTGAAAACTACAGCCCTAATACGGAGGGCTCCCGCTGGTCTCAAACGCTGGGTTCTGGTGACCTCGTATTTGTGGATGGCAACGCTGCCGCCGCGTCCTACCTCGTCATCAGCAAGAACCCGCTGGTGGCGGGTCAGCAAACGGACGTTGAATCCACCTTCGCGTTCTCCATGCCCATCGAACTGGCTGTTGGCCTTTCGATGTCGCAGCGGACCCTGGGGCAGGAGTTCAGCGCCGAGGTGGTGGATACGAACGAGGCGCTTCCCGCTCGCTCGGACTTGGCGATCAACGTTATCACCCAGGCTACCACGACGCTGACCGTCGATACGGTGCTGCCGCACGGCCTCTCAGTCGGCACCAGTATCGGCATTCGGGACTGCTCCAACCAGCTTGCCAACTACCCGGCGCTGGTGGTGGCGACGACGCCGAGTCCGACCCAGTTCACAGCAACGGCTGGCCCCGGCGGCACCATCGCGTCCCAGACCATCACCAACCCGGCTGGCGCGAAGGGCTTTGTGTTCTTCCGCGAGCGCCTGGGCCGCGCCCAAAACGGCCTGTCGCAGATTTTTGAGAACGCGACGGCCACCAACGCCAGCCTCTACATCCGCTCCGAGTCGGGCGATGTTCTGCCCAGTGGTACGGTAGCTGGCAACCAGACGACCACCATTGCAACGACGGCCTCCATCCAGCTTGCTGGCGCAGTCGCGTACCAGTACAGCTTCAGCCCGACGTCTGAGTACCGCATGCTGGTGCAGGCGGATCGCACACAGTGGGCAGATAGTGCGGTAGATGCTGTTGCGGCCAGTACATCGCGTGGCCTGCGCACCCAGGTGTGCCCGGACCCGGCTGAAACTTACAAGCTGCGGTTCCGGGCGGTCAACAGCAAGTCGCTGACGGTGCCGAGTGCGCAGATCGTCTCGGCGGTCAAGAGCGCCAGCACCACCGGCACGATCACCACCGCCACGCCTCACGGCCTCGTGACCGGCGACTTGGTTGTGATCTACGGCATCCGCGCACAAGGTGCTGCGGAGTTCCCCAACATCACCACGGCCACCTCCGTCACGGTTGTCGACGCGACCACGTTCACGATCACCATCGGCACCTCTGGCACGATCACCAGCTACGGCGGCTACGTCGCCAAGGTGCAGGGCGGCAACCTGATGTCGGCGCTGGGCGCGGGTGCGATGGCGATCCAGTCTGCCTCGATGCAGACCCTCGCTGACGGCACGCGCCAGCTTGCCCTGGCAATCAGCGCTACGACCGGCTTTGCGGTTGGTGATCTGGTCAACATCGTCGGCGTGCGCGACAACACGACGGGTGCCACGCTCAATCTCGACGGGGCCTGGAAGATCGGCCAAGCCTCTGCTGCCTCGCTGTGGCTGGTGCCTCCGACCAGCAGCTACACCCCACCGGCCCCGTACCCGGCAGACACGCTGGGCACGACGATTACCTCGGCGTCCAACAACACCACGCTTCCCCAGGCCACGATCAACGTGGCCTCGACCACTGGCTACCCGGCCTCTGGCACGTTCTGGGTCAACACCACGCAGGGCTTCCAACTCATCACCTACACCGGCACGACGGGCACCACGTTTACGGGCTGCACGGGCGGCACGGGTCTGCTGCTGACGGGTCAGGCTGTAAACGGCGTGACGCTGTGCGGTGGCGGTGTGATCCGGCGCACGGACCTCCGTGTGTCCTTCGTTCGGCTGTTCGACTACGAGCGGCTCCGCGTTGAAACGCTGCCGCGTCCCACGGGCGACATCTCGGCTGCTGCTCCGGTGTCGGTTCAGAACACGCCGGCCGTTACCGTGTCTTCGGGCACCGTTGCCGCCGCCGGTACTGTCGCGGTGGATGCCGCCATCGGCAACCCGGTCACCGCCGGCCTGCGGGCGAGCAACGCCAACATCGCGGCAATGTCGGCTGCGGGCGACAGCGTGGGCTGGATGGGCACGATGATCGGCGCGGGCGTGGTGCGCCCGTACTCGATCCCCGAGGCAGACTGGCAAGTCCCCGCCAACGTGGGCGGCCTCGTCAACACGGCAACCGCCTTGCAGGTCAAGGAGGCGGCGGGCGCGGGCATCCGCAACTACGTCACGAGCCTCGATCTCATGTCCGAGGCGCTGACCAACGCCACCGACTTCCGCATCCGCGAGCCTGACCAGACCTGCTCCTCGCAGACCATCGCGTCCAACACGCTGACCGTCTCTGCTGCGCACAACCTCGCGGTTGGCGATGCGGTGGTGTTTTCGGCCTCGACGGTGACCGGCATCTCGACGGGTGTGACGTACTACGTCCTGACCGTGCCCGCGACCACGACGATCACGCTGTCGGCCACCCGGGGCGGCTCGACGCTGGCGATCTCTGGCACGGGCGTGACGGCCACCTTCCACAAGGTGCTGTGGATGACCCGCATCCCGACTGCTG